CCGTAGTAGCCCGCGCCAGCGCCGACGCCAGGCGTCGGGTCGATCCAAGTGCTGCCGGCTTGGTGTTGGGGGGCGGCGGGCTGCTGTGGTGCCGCAGCTTGAGCCGCCGGTGTCGTTTGGCCCGGCGACAGGCCGAGGGTATCACCGTAATACCCGGTCTGGCGGCCATAGGCGGCCCCGAGGCCCGAATAGTAATCGGTCTGCTTGCCGAAATTGTTGAAGTTCTGATCCAGCACCGATTGACCCATGCCAGGGTACCATCCCATCGAGGCTTGGATCTGCGCCGCGCTCATCGCCGGTTGCTGGTTCGGAATGCCGCCGAAATAGCCGCCGCCACCGAAGCCCATGTTGGGAATGCCGCTAACGTCCGTCATAGCTCACTCCCTATACGTTGATGCCTGCCCGCTCGAACGTCGCGGCGATTGAGATCAGATCCACTTCCGGCCGGGCATTCTGCCCCACCGTCACCTGAACCACCGGCGCGTGGCTGAAGCCAGTCAGGCCAATCGATACCCACCCGGTATTGCGCACCACCAAAGGCGGCGGCGTGCCGGCGTCCCAGATCGCCGTGTCCCACAGCCCCTGGTCCCATAGATCCAGCACACCGGGGTCCGGCCCAGCATTGGGCGGGGTCGGCAATGTGACGACATAATCCACCGTGCCCGATACCTGCGGCGCGAACGGCTCGCCGGCGCGCGCGGTGAACGACGCCCGCGCCTGCCGCCAGGTAATGGTCTGCGATGGTGACTGGAATGTCTCCCAGCCGCCGACCAGCACCGCCACATAGGGCCGGCCGTCGTCGTAGCCGGTGCGGTCGGCCTGCATGACAATGCCGTTCTGGGTGCCGAAGAACATATCGCCGCGCATCCGCACGAAACACGTTGCGTCCCAGCCGGTGTATCGCGCCCACGCGCCGGTCGCGGCGTTGACAACGAGGCAACGCTCCTTACCGGAAGCGCTGCCGGGGACGGCTATGAAGATTCCGCCGTACTCGTCCCACTTCTCCATCGTCCACGGCCACTCACGTTTCTCGAGCACCTCGGCACGCCACATGATTTTGATGTTGCGCGTGATCGCCGCCAGCTCGAGTTCGACGCGGGTCTTGGTGATCGCACCCGAAATCGGCACAATGCCGTCGACGGTGGCAATCAGCAGATCCCCGCCAACCGCCAGATGGGCGTTCATGCCCATTGGCGGACTGACCTCGTAACGGCCCTCTTGACGCCAGTTGGCGGCGCTGGAGGGATCACCGCCGGTGAAAATCAGCAGCTCGCCGAGGTCGGTGCAGAACACGATCTTGTCGTCGATGCCGTCGCCGGCATCGATTGACCATGAGGTGCAGAACAGCAGCTTGCCGCCCTTGGTGGCCGCGCCCGACATCGGGATCATCGACAGCTGCCCGCCCACCGCATTGAGCGGCAGATACCAGGCGTTCATGCTGTTCTTCTCGATGAAGAACCAGCGATTGCGGTACTTGCAGACGTAGACCAGATTGCCGCCGTTCTCGATCGGCGTGCCGGCTGGGCCGATGATAAAGACCGAGTCGTCGGCCGCTAGATCGATCGTCCACTGACCGGGCGTGGCGCCGCGCGCCGCCGCAAACGTGCCGGTGCCGGGGCTGGTATGTGCTACCAGGCACTTCCAACGCGAACCGTCGGCCGGATCACGGGCGCGGGCATTTACCGCGTAAGCCGTACTGACAAGCCAATCGGTGGGGGTCGTCGTCGCCAGCGAGGTCCATGTGGTGCCGTTGAACCGCAGCGGAGCGTCACCCGCATCATTCAGCGCCAGCAACCAATCGCCGCCCTGGTTGGCGAGCTGCGAGGCGACGTAATTGCCTGACGTTCGCCCACTCGCCACCAGCGCCGGCGTCGAGGTCGAAACATCATAAACCTTTGCCAAGTTGGCGACGAACATCTTATGGATTTCGCCGCTGGCGTATTCGAACGCGGAAATGATCGGCGTCGTTTCCGGCAGTTCGGCCCAGCGGTTGTGACCGCCGCGCAGGCTGGCACCCTTCATGGTCGGCTTCCAGTTGTCCATGACAACGGCACTGCCGGGCTGCATGTAGCTTTCGTTCTCGTTCTGGACGAGGCCGCGGGTCGGCGCCGGAAACGTGATCGTTTCCAGCTTTTGCGCCGCTTGCGGCTGCACCGGTGTCCTGCGGAAGAACTGGTGCTGGCTCATGGCCCCACCTGCCACGGGTAGGCGACACGCGCATTAGACGATGGGTAGCGCCCAATAATGATCGGCCCTGGACTGTCGTGACCCATGGCATTGGTCAGTGCGTCGCCGTAGGTGCCGAGGTCTTCGGCGTAAGGCGATCCCTTTTGCGCCTTCCATTGCCAGATCATACCCAGCTTCAGGACGCGTTCATCCAGCGTAGTGCGATCGCCATCCGCCATGAACACATCGCCCAGCCCGCCACCGGCCAGCGCAATGCAATTCTTGTGGAGGTAGGCGAAGTACGCGGTCTGGCCGGCCTCCAGCGCCGGAAAGATGTGGATCTGGCCGCCCAGCATGGTCCACTCGCCCCACGCCCCGGCCGCGGCACCGTCATCGGAGCGACGGTTCATCCACTCCTCGGTATCGGGAATAAATCGCATCGGCGATTGCGTTGAAGTCGAGCGCCAGACATTCGACGTCAGCAACATGCGCTTGTAGTCGGCAGGCAGGTCGAACGCCGTGCTGACGCCGTCTCCGGTTATCGTGTGCATCTTCTTCAGCGCAGTCCAGTCGCGATTGTCGTAGGCAATGCGCTGCGCCATTTCGTTGGCAAGCGAAAGCATCTCCTGCATGGTCCTGTTGCCGGTGATGTTGGAGAATACGGACGGCGGGATCGTCACCCCGACCGTCGCGCAAACATCCTTCACCACCGACACCAGTGTCATCGTCATGCCGCCTTCGTAGAACTGTTGGAAACCGCATCACGCGCCAGCCGCAGCAGCGTCTTGCGGCTGCTCGAACCTAGTGGGGTCTGGCCGGTGTTGGTGGCGACGAACTCGCGCAGCTGCTCGATGTTCATGCCGTCGAACCGGTCCTGATGGGTCGACGTGAACTCATCCGCTGGCGGGCCGGCCCGCTTGTTGTCCTCCTCGAGGATCGCGTTGCGCGCGCGCAGCGCCTCCAGCTCGGCCAGCATCTGGGTATTCGGCGCGCCGGTCTTTGCCTCCTCGATGTATTCCTGCGCCTTGTTCTTCATATCGCGGCCGTTCATGCCGAGGTTCTTCAACTCCATGCCATCGATCGCCGCTAGGGCCTCCAGCGTGTAGATGTTCTGGGCGCGAAGCTCGGCACGGCGCGCCTCAGTCAGGAACAGCGCGTAAGACAGCGGCGTGCCGGATTTGGTCTGCACGCTCTCGCTCTTGAACTGCTGATACTGCCGCTTGAAGCGTTCGGCGTAGGTCAGCGGCTGCTGGCTGCCGTCGATCGGCGACACGATCCAGTGTGAGAAGCCGGTGGCCGGATAGCACCCGACGTTCTTGGAGCCGGGATAACGCAGTTCGACCACATCGACGTCGTCGAATACCGGGCGGTTCTGCTTAATGCTCTCGGTCTCATTCTTGACGGCCAGTGTCTTGAACAATGCGACGACTGATGCATCCGGGTCTTGCTGGATAGCCATAGGCGAGATTTCCTTCCGTTGTTGGTGGGTCCGGAACCGCCTTCGGCAAAGCGCTCGGAAGGCGTTAGATCCTTGCCGGGACGGTTCCGGTCTCCTGCGGCGAGCTTGGAGGGATCATCGCAGAAGTTGTTTGCAACCTTTAGGCAGCAGGGTTGCTGTCGTAGAAACGCCAGTTGAAGAACGGGTTGACCATCGTCAATTCGCCCATCCAACCAATGAATTGCGCCACTGCGTCCTTGTCGATCGGCATCATCCCATCGCCTTCAAACAGGGTGTCGAAATTACGGTTCGGATGGTAACGCAACCGGAGGCTGTCGGTGTCGATGCCGAACGTGGTGTTGGCCGGCATGTTGGATCCGATGCCGCCGTCCATCACGATTTCGGCCCGCTTGCCGCCGCCGATGTACTCGAGCGCGGTGAAGCCCAGCTTGCCCATCGATGTCTCGTTGGTAATGCGCTGGATCGCTACCGTGGCCGCGTCGTATGCCGCGTAATGTTCGGGAGACATGATCAGCAGGTCGGCATAATCCTTGCCGCGGGACTGCTTGGTCATGATCAGGTTGAGCATCGGGCGGATGGTGGTCGCGTTGACCTGGGTGCCGATCGACGTGAACGGCGCGGCATTGGCGTCGTAGGTCGCAGTCCGCCACACCGCATTCGCTGCCGGACCACGATCGATACCGCCATAGACGCCGGTGTTGTTGATGATCGGAATGGCAGTCGCCAGCCCGGTGAGCTGCTTGCCACCGTTCAGTGAGCCATCGCCGTACAGCGCGGCGTCCATGATGTCTTCGAGGCTGCGCTCGGCCGCGTCGATGTAACTGTCATAGACGTCCATCAACTGGCCTTCACCCTCGTTGTTCAGGATTTCCTGCATAGACAGGATCACCGGGACGACCACCATTTTCGGTTCAAAATAGGCGTCGTTGAACAGGTCGATCGCCGGGTTGAGCAACTGGTCGTAGCCGCTGTACCACTGGCCGATCTGCTTCGCGACTTGCAGCGTCTGGCGAATACGCGGACCATGATAGGTCTGCCAAAGGCCTTTGCGCTTCATCACTGCGAGCAGCGCGTTATTGTTGCTCACAAGATCCTGATAACCGCTCGCACGCTGCTCGAGCGACATGCTTAAGATCTGCATGTATTGGGCATTACTAGTCAGGTTGGGCATTGCCCCTCTCCATTCATCGGTTGAAATTCAGACGTCGAATTACATTGATCCATTGACGCGACGGATCGCGTTCTGGAT